GAAGGGAGGACCCGACCCAATCCTTCTCTATCGCAAATGACCAGCCTGAACTGGCGCTGATTGGCCATGCGCAGCCAAGATTGGAAACGATGGTGGCGGATCACGCTGGATCGTTTGGTTCTGAGGTGGCTGAGTGGTCTGCCCAATATCTGAATATGGATTTGATGGATTGGCAGAAGCGTGTTTTAGATGGTCAGTTGGCGTTTGGTGATGATGGTGATTTGGTGCATCGTTATTCTTTGGTTTCGACTGCGCGGCAGAACGGTAAAACTGTTGCGTTGGCTGCGCTTGTTGGTTGGTGGTTGACTTCAATGTCAAGTGTGCGTGATAAACCGCAGACTGTGTTATCTACTGCGCATCGCCTGGATTTGGCGGTCATGCTGTACGACTATTTGGCACCGATTTTGCAAAAACATTTTAACGCAAAACTGATGTCCAGTTATGGCCGCAATAGTGTCACAATGCCTGATGGGTCACGCTGGTTTATTCGGGCCGCTAACAATTCGGTTGGGCACGGCATGTCAGCCAGCCTGATCGTGGCTGACGAATGTTGGGACATCAACCGCGAAGTAGTCGATGGCGGTTTGTTGCCAGCGCAACGCGCACAACGATCACCATTGTTGTCTATGTGGTCTACCGCTGGAACAGAAGCATCAACCGCAATGTTGCGTTGGCGTGAACAAGGATTGCGACAGATCGACAAACATGAACCGTCAACACTTTATTTTGCGGAATGGTCGCCGCCGCCAGACTTATCACCAATGAATCCACAATCTTGGCCATATGCGAATCCTGCATTGGGCACGACATTAGACATGAAAACGATTGCAGCAGAATCCGAAAATCCTGACCGCATAAGTTTCTTAAGGGCATCGTGTAATTTATGGGTGGCCAGCGATAAATCTTGGATTCAGCCAGGAATTTGGACAGAACTGGAATATGCCGATCCGATACCTGCTGGCGGTGTCGTCGCCATCGAATCATCACTGACAGACGAACGCTATTTCGGTGTCAGATCAGTTGTATTGCCCGACCGTCGCACAATCGTCACAGTCGCATTCGTTGCCGATACCTACGATCAAATGTTGAACGAAGTCAACCAAATCGCTAAAGATTCAACAGTCAAATTTGCGATCAGTCCATCAATTGACATTCATTGGCCAACCGCATTAGAGCGCCGCCGCATCGTCGTCGGATACGCAGAAATCCTAAAATTTACGCCTCGCATAAGATCAATGATTCACGAAAAACTGTTGTGGCACACAGGCGAAACAATGCTGGCTGAACATGTCCAGCGTGCGGTCGCAGTACGGTCACAAAACAGCATCGCGTTATCATCGCAACGATCACCAGGCCCAATCGAATTAGCGCGCTGTTTAGTGTGGTCAGCGGCGCTGGCATCACGACCAACCACAACAGGGAAACCAATGATTGTTGTTGCAGGTGGCTAGTATTTTGTCGGGCGGCCGTCGAGTGCCTTACTTTCTCGGTTGATGCTTGGCGGTCGCCTATACACAACGGTCAAATAGTTTGGTGGCATACTTAGCGCATGGGCATTTTTAATCGCACAATTAGCAAGGCCGCAATTTCACCGCAACCACAAAAAGCGGCTGCTGCTGGTTCCGCTAGTTACTACACAAACAGCGTGAACAATGGTGGCGCGCAAATGATCGGCCAATATTATTCCTACATTGAAGGCCCTGCGCGCAATCGTGCAATGAGTGTGCCAACGATCAGCCGCGCACGCGATCTAATGGCCAGCGTCATTAGTTGCATGAATTTAAAAATGTACACCGAAATTTGGAACGGCAACGAAATGGAAAAAGTGCCATTAGCGCCGCGCACATGGTTACGCCGCATCGATCCAAGTGTGCCAAATTCATTTACACTCGCCTGGTTACTGGACGACCTATTCTTTTTTGGAAGGTCGTTCCTCTATGTAACTGCGAGAACGGCTGACAATTACCCAACAGCGTTTACACGAATACCTGCCGCGATGATCCAAACATTGGATCAATCAGGGCCAGTTTGGTTTGCACCATCAAAACAAATCATGTTTCAAGGCGCGGAATTAAATCCTGATGATGTGATCCAATTTTTGTCGCCAATACAGGGCATCATTTACATGTCGGAACAAGCCGTCGCAACAGCGTTAAAACTAGAAAATGCACGCTACAGAAACGCATCATCGGCCATTCCTGCTGGCGTACTTCGACAAACAGGCGGCGAACCGTTAAGCGCACAGGAATTAGCAGATTTAGCGGCATCATTTAACGCGGCACGCGAAACAAACCAAACAGCCGCATTAAACGAATTTGTTACCTACACAGAAACATTGACATCACCTGACAAAATGCTGTTGATTGATAGCGCTGAATTTCAGGCTATGGAAATGGCCCGATTGTGCAATATTCCGCCATATTTGGCAGGCATCAGCGTCGGGTCGTATTCATACCAGTCATCAGCCGAATCGCGCATGGATTTGTGGACATTTGGCGTTCGCGCTTACGCCGATTGCATCGCTGGCACACTTAGCCAAAACAATGTGCTACCTAACGGCACCTATGTCGAATTTGATGTTGAACAATATTTGAAAGGCGAATACTCAATGGACGAAATGCGCGAAACAACAGATGAAGAAAGTGTAGTGTTGCCATCATGATCAAATTAGTCCCCTCACAGATCACGGTTGATGCGGCAGCGGCAGACGGATTGCCGCGCCGATCAATCAGCGGTGTTGCAGTTACCTACGACGAAACAGCAACAGTTTCAGACGGAACACGGGTACGATTTTTGCAAGGGTCGTTACCAGTCACGGGTCGCGACCCGAAACTTTTTGGACAGCATGACAGCAACCAAATTATTGGCAAATTAGTTGAACGCGTAGACACACCACAGGGCATGATGTTCACAGCCAAAATCAGCGCCACACGATTGGGCGACGAATATTTGACGCTTGCAAATGACGGCGTTATTGACGCTGTATCGGTTGGCGTAAATCCAATTAAATTCAGTTACGACGACGACGGCACAATGATCGTCGAATCGGCCGAATGGACAGAATTATCGCTAGTCAGTCAAGGCGCATTTAGCGGCGCATTGATTGAACGGGTCGCGGCCAGCAAACCAGCCGACGAGACTATCCACGAAACACCAGTAGAACCTGCTATACAATCAGAACAAGACACAACAAAGGAAACAGACATGACCGAAAAAATTGAAGCACCAGTAGTTGAAGCAGCAGCAGCAACTGTTGAGAAACTTTGGGCACAACCAAAACAAGAATTTAAAATGCCATCAGCAGGCGATTATCTTGCCGCAATGCACATTGGCGGCGATACATTCCGCAAAGTAAACGAAGCCTACAAAGCAGCATTAGGCAAGCAACAGACAGCGTTGCAAGCAGCAGCAGGCGACATTCTTACAACCGACACACCTGGTTTGTTGCCAGTTCCAGTTCTTGGGCCACTATTTCAAGATTTGAATTTTGTGCGTCCAGTTGTTTCAGCATTAGGCGCACGCGCAATGCCAAACACACCAAGCAAAACATTTATTCGACCAACGATCACAACGCACACTTCGGCCGCAACACAAACCGAAGGCGTTGCCGCATCAGCGACAACGATGGTGATTGCATCAAACACAGTTACAAAAACAACTGTTGCTGGTCAGGTCACAATGACTTATCAGGACATGGATTTCACCGATCCAGCAGCCATGAATCTAGTTTTGAATGACTTGGCTGGCGAATATCTGATTGCAACTGACAACATCGCAGCCGACAACATGGTTTCAGGTGGCACAGTTTCAGGTGTGACATGGACAGTCAACCAAACCGATCCGTCATCATTGATGACAGCGCTTTATGGTTGCGCGGTAAACATCGCAAGCATTTCAAACTATTTCCCGACACATTTGTTTGTGTCGCCAAATGTTTGGGAATTGCTTGGCCGTCAGTTGGACAATTCGAAGCGTCCATTGTTCCCTGCAATTAACGGCAACAATGTCATCAGCCAAAATTCAATTGGTACAGCAGGTGCAGACTTGTCGTATTCGTCATTGAATCCACTTGGTTTGACTTTGATTGTTGACAACAATTTTGCATCAAACACAATGATTGTTGCCTATGCGCCAGGTTATGAAGTTTACGAACAGCAAAAGGGCATCGTTTCGGTAGAAGTACCGTCGACACTCAGCCGCACATTTAGTTACTACGGCTATTTTGCAACATTTGTAGCAAAATCTGCGTTCTTGCAAAAACTAGCGCTGGCTTAGTCGTAGGCGGCCAAACCGCTTATGGCAACATATAAAACAGCCACGAAACAACTGCTAGATAATTATGCGTGCATTTCTACACTTGAACCGTCAGAGATCGCGTTAGGCGAATCAGTAGCGGTTTCAGGTTTAGCAGCACCATTCACTGGAACATTCACAGTTTTAGCGTTACCGCAATACCAATTCGAAGGCGTTGATGCTGAAACTGGTGAATTTCTATACAACACAAATGTTGCCGTACCAAACCAACTGCTGTACGCATGCACAGGCACAGCAGTTGAATTTGTTGCAGACTATTCAGGTGTTGTTACATACACGCAGACCTGCACATGGATCACAGCAACAGACATCGAGGATTGGATCGGCATTGGCACAGCCACAGCAGGCGACACAACATTTTTAACAATCTGCGCAGCGGCATCAAATTCTTTTTGTTACCGTCGCAGGCAGGAAGTCGGATATTTTGACAGCCTGACATCGGTGCCAAGCCAAGATGTTAAATTAGCAACCATTATGTATGGCGGCGCGCTATACCGCCAACGCGGATCAATAACAGATTTTGCATCATTTGATGGCATGGCTACAGGATCAACAAACGGTCTGTCGCCACTGGTTAAACAATTGTTAGGTGTCGACCGTCCACAGGTGGCCTGATGCCTGTTGCATTCACCGATCTGTTTAATGAGGCACTAGACGATTTGACAGCAACGCTGACGGCCGTTAGCGGCCTACAGGTAGTAAACGACCCTAGAAACCTTGTGCCGCCATGCGTGTTTATTGACGCGCCATCGTTTGACGCTTGGAACTACAACATCGTCAAATTAATGTTTCCCGTCAAAATCATCACGCTAGGGCCAGCGAACCTAGATGCACAAAGATCGCTACTCAACATCATGTCGAAGGTACTGGCGGCCAATATTGCCGTTACCGATGGCAGGCCGACTAGTACGCTTATAGGCGGCGTTGAATATCCAAGTTACGAAGTGACCGCAAATGTTCAAGCACAAACGGCATAGGAAACAAACATGGCAAATTACATAGTTACATCGGCAAGACTTGCAGGTTTTAAACCTGGCGATGTCGTCACCAGCGACGATCTAGATGGCGTAAACATTGAAGCGCTAGTCGAAGGCGGCCATATATCCACACAGACCGTCAAAAAACCTGCTAAAACTAAAGACACAAACGAAAAGGAATAAAACATGGCAACCAGCGTTTATCTATCGAATCCGAATGTGACCATCAACAGCGTTGATTTGCGCGACCAATGCACCAGCGCAACATTGAACTATGTTTACGAACAATTAGAAACAACTGCGTTTGGTGACACAGCACGAAAATATGGTGCGTCAGCCGTGACATCGTTGCAAAACAACAGCGTCGAAATTGAACTGTACCAATCATACGCAGGGTCAGAAACTGAGGCGACAATCTACGGTTTGGTCGGTATTCAAACAAACATTGTGCTTGCACCAGCAACAGGTGTCGCATCGGCAACAAATCCGATTTACACGCTGACAGGCGCTTACCTTGAATCGCACACACCAATCAACGCATCACTTGGCGAACTGTCGACAATCACGCTGACATTTACTGGCGGCGTATTGACTAAAGCGGTCGCATGATCGCGCGGCATTGGCCGCTGAAAACTAACAAAACAAGCCAGTCTGATTCAGGCTGTACCGAAAAAGGCAACTAATGCAATTATCACTAGAAGTTCAATTCCTTGATGGAAGCGATCCAGTCACAGTTGAAACAACATTGTTCACGACTGTTTTATGGGAACGCAAATACAAACGCAAAGCATCAGAACTTGGCAGCGCTATCGGGCAAGAGGATTTAGCGTATTTGGCTTACGAAGCATCAAAACTTTCAGGTGTTGTCGTGCCAGCGGTATTTGACGATTATTTAAAATCGTTGAAATCTTGTTTGCCAATGGCGGTCAATGACCCAAAAGTAGGCGCGGTTCATACCGCTACGGATTAGCGCAGATACTTGTGGCGACTGGTTTTTGGCCTGCTGAAATATCGTTTGAAATTGACGATATGAACACGGTCATTGAATTGATCAACAAAGAACGCAAGGCCCGAAATGGCTGACAGCATTAGCGCTAGCACAACAGTTGTCGGTGTCAAAGATGCGTTGCGCGTATTGAACAGCATCGACAAACAGGCGCGCCGCGATCTAACAAAAGATTTTAAACAGATCACCGCACCAGTCACAAACGACATAAAAGCCAAATTGCCTAAATCCGCACCGCTATCAGGCATGGCGCGCAAATGGACAACAGCGTCAGGTTTCCAAATGTTTCCGTACAGCGACAAACAAAACAAAGTTGCGTCAGGTGTATCAGGCAAAAAAGTCAGGGAATTTCGTGGCGCGTCAACAAACCTGGCGACATTCTTTGTGCGTTACACAGGCCCTAGTGCGGCATTGTTGGACATGTCAGGAAAAGGCAAAGTGCCAACACGACAAGGCGGTCAAATGGTGCAAAGTTTAAGCGCCAAATATGGCACCGCATCACGGTTTGTTTGGCCAGCATGGGAACGAAACAAAAACCAAGTTGAAGGCGAAGTCGAAACATTAATTGATCGACTGATGGAACGCGTGCGAAAGGAATTGAACTAATGGCTGTATCCATACCTATTGTCACCGAATTTGATGGCAAAGGCATATCGAAGGCAATGGCCGAATTTAAACAGTTGGAAGGCGCTGGCGCTAAATCTGCGTTTGCGTTAAAAAAAGCGATGTTGCCAGCGATCGGTGTTTTGGGTGGTTTGGCAACAGGTTTAGGTTTGGCAACTAAATCGGCTGCTGAGGATCAAAAAGCGCAGGAACTTTTAGCGCAACAGTTGCGAATTAGCGCTGGCGCTACTGAGGAAGCAATCGCCGCCAATGAGGATTTTATTTCGGGCATGTCACGCGCGTTCGCGGTTGCTG